ATGAACAAGATACTTACACTTTGTGCATTATTCCCTTTGGTGGCAGTAGCACAGCCGTCTGATCTTATCGGGGTATACAAATCAAAAGAAGCGCGACAGTTTCAGCTTCGCATCAATGCTGATAATACGGTAGATGCGCTGATGGCTACGGGTACTTATACCGCAAAAGATAAGAATATTAGTCTGCAGTTTGGCACCGGTAATAGCTTTAGGGTAGTGAAAACGCAAGGTACAACAGACCAGCTGACCCTTACGTTTAAAGAGGCAGATATAAATATGTTCGACCCTCGTTTCTTGTATATAGGCTACAAAAATAGCAAAGGAGAAATCGTGTACGAAAGCGCGTATAATAAACTGCAAGGGCAAGATGATTATACGATAGAAATACCGCGCACGGATAATCTTTACCTTGTGAATGCTTATGGTGTAGCTATTACAGGTGATAAAAAGGCAGCCGTAATTATTGAAGAATATCTTATTGGTAAAAATACTAGCGGAGTAGAAATTACTTTTGATACAGAAAATTCGGTTAGGAATGAGTTGCAAGCAACCTATAACCCTGAAAAGCAAACGCTTACCCTCAATGATAAATCACTCTCGTCTAATCCTATAGTATTTAGCAAAGTGTTGGCTGCTGATGCACAGGCATTGCAACCTGCAGCTACTGAAAAGGTAAAGCAGTGGAAGCATCTTATCGCTTTTGACGAAGAGAAAGATATTCCTGAATTTAACCCTGAAAAGAAAGCCCTTAGTACCTTAAAAAAGGCTAATAGCCTTAGTGCAGCCCTTGCAGCAGCTAAGAAAAATAATCGATTGGTAGCACTGCTCTATCAGCCTAACAACAAGAATGCTACTAAGGAATTTAAAGAGCTATTTGAATGGTATGAGCAAAACGGAGAAACAGTGTTGACAGACCCTTACCTTTTTGAACTTTACTTAGCGACGGCTAAAGAGCTAAAAAATCTGAAAGCTAAAGGGCTCACTAACGAAGACCAGCTTATCATTATGACCTCTGAAGGAGAGGTGATTTACCACGAACCGGCTACCATTGCGCAAGTATTAGCTGACGAAACATTGGAGTACAACCGTACCGGTCTGTTGCGCACAGCAGCTAAAGCAAGTTTAGCCGATAGAGTACTCAGCAATCCTAAAGCGCCGCTGAAAGAGGTTGTAAAAGCTTTAACAGCACTCTCTAACTACACTCAAGACCCAGATGTGCAATTGCTCTTAGCCGCACGTCCTAAAACTGGCGATGCAGAAACTGATGAAGATAAACAGGCTACGATAGACTACCATTTAGAAAATCTCATCACCTACTACAAAAAACCTGAAAACCTATATCGTTTGCGTCTTACCCCAGAGCAGCTTACCGCCCAATGGCAGCGTGTAGTTGCCGCCCATAAGGCAGATGCTAAGCTCGATACAGACTTCGCGCTATTGGCATCGCTTAATGTAGAGATAAATGATAATTTTTTCACTAAAACTTTCTATTTAAATTATGAGCCTACTACAGCTGACCTTGAAGCAGGAGCTTACTTACTTAAGTTTTTCAAAGATATAAAAGCTCATAATGATGCACTTAAAGATATTGGCGATTATACCTATATACAGCGCATTGATAAGGGGTATATAGCTTTTAATACAGCTGCGGTAGAACGCACCCTAAAGGCTTGCTACGATCTTGATAAGGCTGCCTTGCCAGAGGTAAAAAAAGCCTATGCAGAAGGGATTAAAAATGGTGCTCTTTCGTCTTTAGATTATATAGACTTTCTTTATAACCAAGATTTGACTACGGATGCCGCTACGGCTTTTGATACTTATTTCAAAAAACTAATGGCTACGGACTCTAACCTAATAGCTGCTCTTGACAACGATTTCACTACTAACAACCCAGAGAATAGTTGGCGTTATTATAAGATGCTCTTTGCCAATCGCGCTAATAATATAGCGTGGAAGGTGTATGAAGACCAGCCTAATAATAAAGCCCTTATGGTAGAGGCTTATCGATGGGCAAAGGCAGCAGTGCAGTTAGAGCCTAAGAGTCCTTATTACCTTGATACCCTTGCTCACTTGATGTTTGCTCACGGTGACAAGAAAGAGGCTATTGCTACAGAAGAGAAGGCGGTAAGTTTGCTTAGCCAAGATGAAGATGGCAATGCTGAGCAGAAAGAGGAGATAAAGAAAAATCTTATAAAGATGAAGCAAGGACTTTAGCCATATACTTAACGACAAACAAATACCAACACATATAAAAATGAAAAAGATAGTAGTAACGGGTGGGTTGGGCTTTATAGGCTCGCACACCGTAGTAGAATTGCAAAATGCGGGTTTTGAGGTGGTTATCATTGACAACCTCTCTAATGCGCAAGAGAGTGTATTAGAGCACATCACTAAAATAACAGGTAAAAAACCGCTGTTTGAGAAGTTTGACCTCAGAGATAAGGCAGATGTACAAGATTTCTTCCGTCGCCATACTGATGTAGAGGGGCTTATACACTTTGCAGCCTCTAAAGCTGTGGGCGAGAGCGTAGAAAAACCTTTGCTTTATTACAACAACAACCTCACCAGCCTTATTTATCTGTTAGAAGAACTCAGCAAGCTGAAAAAGGCACACTTTATCTTTAGTTCGTCTTGTACCGTATATGGACAAGCTGATAAGTTACCTATCACTGAAGATGCTCCTGTGAAAAAAGCAGAGTCGCCTTATGGCAATACTAAGCAGATTTCAGAAGAGATTATCAGCGACACCTGCCGCGTAACGCCTCAACTAAACGCTATTGCTTTGCGTTATTTCAACCCTATAGGGGCACACCCTTCAGCCGAAATAGGCGAATTGCCTTTGGGCGTACCTCAGAACTTAGTGCCTTATATCACCCAGACAGCTATTGGCTTGCGCGAAAAGCTATCGGTATTTGGTGATGATTATCCAACCCCTGACGGCACTTGTATTCGCGACTATATACACGTAGTCGATTTGGCAAAAGCACACGTTATTGCGCTACAACGCCTCTTAAACGATAAGAATGCTGAGAATTATGAGGTATTTAATATCGGTACAGGCAAGGGCAGCAGCGTGTTAGAGGTAATACAAAGTTTTGAGCGCGTGTCAGGTAAAAAGCTAAACTATCAGATAGTAGCCCGCCGCGCTGGTGATGTAACAGCTGCTTATGCTAATACTGATAGAGCAAACCACGTATTAGGTTGGGAGGCTAAATCGACCTTAGACGATGCGATGCTTTCCGCTTGGAAATGGGAACAAAAAGTTAGAAGCAAATAGTCTTAAACAATTAATAAAAAAACTGCCTGAGAGTTAAAATCTCTCAGGCAGTTTTTTTATTGCTAAGTTAATCATTCACAATTAAATTTAAGAACAACATAATGAAATGTACATACACTACTCCAAAAAAGCCCTTTAAACCTTTGTAAATAAACAACTTACAAAAAAAGCCCGTTAAAACGAAATGTACAGGATACCGTAATTTACCGTATATATAGCGTAATTGAAAAAGCCCTTTTTTAGCCTTAAAATACCGCATACCGTAATTACCCCTCTATAACACCCCCAAAAAAGCCCCAAACCCTAATAAATACGCCCTTTTGGGGCGTTTTTTTATACCTTATAGCTACCTCAAAAGGGGTAGAAAACACCCCCAAAAGGTACCCTACTACCTCCACGCTCAAAAAGCCACTTTTGGGCGTTGGGGTTACAGTTGGGGTTACAGTTGGGGTTACATTTAGCCCCTTTTTTGGTAGTATTAAGGCAGGGGTATAATACCTATATAAAGCCATTATTGGCACCTTTGGGCATATTGTGCGGGGGGTATTACCATAATAATAAGGGCATTTTGCGTATAACATACTGATTTACAGTATATTTACGTTATTACCCCTTAAAAAGTGCCTTTTCTCCCCCTATATATTGCACCCTTTTATTACCTTATCTTTACTATTGTCCGTTTAGAATAAAAGTCTTACCTTTGTACCAAAATAAACAAATATATTATGGGTGGAGGACTTAAAGAAACTGCTGTGCTTGTACTTATAAGCATAATTTTGTGTTTGTCATTAGCTATGACAATATTTGCCTATATAAGGGGAAATATAGCCTATATAGGTACTTTAGTAGGCGTTGTAGGCTTTACAATACTACTGATTATGGGCTTAAAAGAGCGTTACGAGAAGTAATACCATTTGCATAGCCATACCTAAGAGGCTTAAATACAAACCTAAAACAGAAAGCCTCTTATATCTTCTTTCTTTTTCGTGCATTGGGGTATTTTGTCTCTCCAATGCTTCTCGTTGGTATAAGTATATTCTACCACTCTTTGGTGTCATTGGGCTAATGCCATAACGAAAAATAAGAACAAGCCCTACCATATTTATAAATAGGGCAATAATGTTTAATACTGTTATCATAAAAGTTGTTTTTTTATTATTTATACTCCTTTTCTCCCCTATATATTAGGTATGTTTGGGTAATACTTGTGTCTCCAAGTTTTTCACCTTATCCTGCAATTCCGATACGTTCACTTCAAGTTCTGCAATTTTCTGATAGTTGGTAACTGGGTCTAAGAACTCAAAAGATATATGAGCTTTACACTCCCATATCTCTTTTACATCTTCTAACATTACTTTAATATGTTTGTAATCTCTATTATCAGACTTACAATAAAGGAACCCCCTTTCTCTTGCCCTATTTGTTACCCTTTTTACTATTACCCCATCACGTTCTGTAACTACCACACATACCCTATTATCACCCAACCACTCCCAGTCTTCTACAAATTGCCCTACTACATAACTACCATCCTGTAAGGTTGGGTACATAGAAAAACCACTTACCTGAAACATACGATACGTGCCATTTCGCATATCAGGGACACTGTATGTAGGTAGTTCCTCAATGTAATTGCTATCATCATAACCCTCAAGATAGCCCGCTTGGGCTTTTACTGATACTAATGGAATACGGTCATTATCCTCATCATCTACAACCACTACTTTAGGCATTAAACTACGCCCCTCTACCTTTATAGGCTCAATAATTTCTACACGAGGTGGTTTTACTGCTAAAGCCTCCTGACTTCTAAGCATTTCGCCATTTCCTGTAAGCAACCATTCAGGACTTACATCGGGATATTTAAGTAAAATTTCCGCTACAGACTTAGAGGTTAAATCGCTTTCTTTTGATTTTCCAGTAAAATTACTGTACTTAAGCCCAGTTTTTCTAAAAAAATCTTGCTTGCTAATCTCTTTATTTTCAGCTAAATAAAGAACTCTATCCTTTATATTAGGTAAAATTTCCTTCATTTTATTTGGAAGTTAGGTAAAATTTATTCTATCTTTGCCCCGTTAAACGAAACAAATAAAATCAATGAGCAAAGGTAATAAAAATCCTCGAAAATTCAATCCCTTAGTGGTGGAAAAATTATCTGTAAGGTTTGGATTGTCAAAATACTACATTCGGCAATGCCTAAACAAACAGCGTAACAGTGAAACGGCAGATACAATCTGCAAAGAGTACAACAACTATGAAAAACAAATTAACAACGTATTAAATGATTAATCTATGAAAGTAGGAAACAAAGTAAGAGTATCGCCTTTTATCACCACAGACCCTTACGGCAAAGCAGGGCAAGTAGGCAAATTAACCGATATACGCACCTATGAAGATTATACGTTAGGCATTATAACCTTTGCCGATGATGATAGTGTAGGGGTGTATGATATAGAATGTTTGGAGCCCATAAATGAATAATTTAAAAACCTTTTAAACCCTATTTAAAATGACAACAAAAACCATTTACCTTCTCAGCCACAAGAGCAATATCATTGGCAAGGAAATACGCACTACCTTTTTAGGAGTAACCATAAAGCGTGAACGCTTTTACTATCCTAAAGCTATGAAATATCAACGTTAATACTCATACGCTATTTATTTTTTAACACCTCCCCAGTGTGGCTATGAGCCACAGCCCATCGCAGCGGTTCGCAACCGCACTGGGGAACAAGTCTAACGACAAAATATAAACCGATGTTTGAATATATAGATAACATATTATGCGTATCGGCTTCGTGGTTATACGGAGAGGGGCAAATAATGAGCGAAAGCAATTATAAGCAACTCGCCAAACGTAAAAACCTCAAAAAACTCAATACAGGAGGCAACGGGCGTACCGCTTGGGTAGTATTCAATTCACTGCCCGAACGCTTCAAAGATAAGATAACCTCACAATGCGACCCCTACGAGCGCACAAAGCACATCCTCTTTGAAGACTACATCACCCCCGACCACTATGCCGAGAACTTCTTTGCTACCTATACCGTTGAAGGCGATGAGGGCGAACAAACCTCTATCCCCGAAGACAGACGAAAAGAGTACACACACAACGCTATGATACTTTCTGCCTGCTACTTCATTGCCACCAACGTAGTAGTACGCAAAAAGTTCGGTAATAAGCAAGTGTGGGACAATATGGCAAGCGTAGTTGCTCAACTCCCCCGTCATACCTATAAACACAAGCTGCCTACCAACCCCCGCGACCTCAAAGCCAAAGCCCTTGCTTTCAAAGGTGTAAAAACCTCCAAACGCTACCCTGTAGCAGGTTATGAGGGGCTTATACACAGCGGGTACCTCAATAAAACTGCCGCTAAACTCACAGGAATAGCTGCCGAATGGACACTTGCCCGTTGGTGCAACCAAGTAAATAAATGTGCGAGTCTCACTCAATTACACGCCGAGTATAACGATAAAGCTACTGCCGAAGGGTGGAAACTCATTAAGGACGAAAAAACGTTTTACAACTACCTATACGATGAGGAAATACAGCCCCTATGGTGGGGACATCGTTACGGAGAGCTCGCCTACAAAGAAAAGTACGGCTTCCAACACAAAACCAAACTGCCTACAATGCGCGACAGCCTTTGGTACAGCGATGGTACAAAACTCAATTACTATTATTTAGACGAAAACGGCAAAATGGCTACCTGCCAAGTATATGAAGTAATAGATGCCTATAGCGAAGTACTTTTAGGGTATTACATAGGCCCTAAAGAAGACTATATAGCCCAATACAACGCCTATAAAATGGCAGTGCAAACGGCAGGCTATCGCCCTTACCAAATAGCGCACGATAACCAAGGCGGACATAAGAAACTCACCTCTGGCGACTTCCTTACCAAGATAGCACAAGTGCAAACTGCCACTAAGCCTTACAATGGTAAGTCAAAAACTATTGAGAGTGTATTCGGCAGGTTGCAAAGTCATTATCTAAAGCGTGATTGGTTCTTTTCAGGTATGAACATCACTACCAAAAAAGACGAGAGTAAAGCCAATATGGAATACATACTTGCCAATCAAAAGAGCCTCCCCACACTTGATGAGGTAAAAGAACGTTACGTGCAACGCAGGCGTGAGTGGAATGAAGCCCCTCACCCCAAAACAGGCAAACCACGCATACAAATGTACTACGAAAGCTACAACCCCGACACCAAAAAAGTAGAAATGTGGGATATGATTTCCCTCTTTTGGATCACCCGCAAAGAACCTATCACTTGCGATGCTTCGGGTATTAGCTTCACCGAAAAGAAACAAAAATACAGCTATATGGTCTACCGTTCAGACGGCTTGCCCGATGTCGATTGGTTAGAAAAGAATATAGGCAAAAAATTCGTAGTGAAGTTTGACCCCGACAATGTAGACCTTATATACCTTTACGAAGATACCCCATTAGGGCTTAAAATGGTAACAGGTGCCGAAATTAAGAAAGAAGTACACCGCAATATACAAGAGCAAGACGACTTTGAAGCTACCTACTTCAAACAAGTACAAAGCCTCGCCGATGAGAAACGCATCAGCCGTCGCGACACTACCGAAGAGTTGTTAGAAAAATTCGGTATGAGTGCCCACCAGCAAGGGCTAAGCCTCCCCGCCGTCAAAGGAGTAGAAAGTCGTAGAAAAAACAGAAAACTTACCACTGACGACACCTTTGGCAGCTACCAAAAAGCCCTTTCTAATACTATTTGGGACGATGAGCAATGGGAAGCCCTCGAAAGCACCCCCATAACCATCAGCAATATACTATAATTATTAATAAATAAACATTGATAAAATGAATACACAAGAAAAACAACAAATCGCCCAAGCCCTCAACGATTTTTGCAACCGCAAAGGCAACCAAAACAAAGCCGCTAATGCACTCAAAGGCGTATCAGGTGCCACTATTACCCAAGTACTTAAAGGCAATTGGGACAGTATAGCCGATAAAATGTGGCGACTCATCAAAGCCCAAATATTCGCCAAAGAAGACTGGGTGTGTGTAGAAACAGCTGCTTACCAAACCCTCACAGCCCTTATTAGCGATGCCCAAGAGCACAGCCAAGTATATGCTATCATCGCTCCTGCAGGTAGTGGCAAAACCAAAACAATGCAACTTTACGAAAAAGAAAACCCCAACGCCTATATGGTACAGTGCAACGAGTTCTGGAATAAAAAAGCCTTTATGGGAGAACTTCTTTCAGCAATGGGGCGCGACAGTAGCGGGCTCACTGTAAACGAAATGGTAAACGAAGCCGTACGCGTGCTAAAATCTACTGAAACCCCAGTAATTCTATTAGACGAATTCGACAAAGTAAACGACCAAGTATTATACTTCTTTATCACCCTTTACAACCTCTTAGAAGAGCATTGTGGTATTGTAATGTGCGCTACCGACTTCCTCGAAAAACGTATCAAACGAGGACTCAAGCTCAACAAAAAAGGCTATAAAGAAATATACAGCCGCATAGGGCGCAACTTCATAGAGGTAAATGCTATTACACAAGCCGACTGCATACAGATATGCACCGCCAATGGCATCACCACAAAAACCGATATAAAAGCCGTATGGGCAGATTGCGAGGGCGACCTTCGCCGTGTAAAGCGTAAAGTACACGCCCTCAAACTCGCCCACCTCGAAGCCTCTAACGACTAATATTTAACAACTGATACCTAAAAATGGCACAAGCATACACCCCAAAGCAGATACTCAACAAAAAGTTCAAACTCCTATCCTTCGACGGGCAATGGAAAGACTTTGTAGGCTGTCCCGACCGCGCTTTCTCTGCCATCGTATGGGGAGGCTCCTCCAGCGGCAAATCGTCCTTAGCAATGCAATGGGCACGCTATCTTACCCAGTTCGGCAAAGTAGCCTACAACTCCTTAGAGGAAGGCGTATCGCACACCGTGCAAATGAATATGGAGCGCAACTATATGGACGGCGTAGAAGGCAAATTCCTATTATTAGACAACGAACCCCTGCCCGAACTCATTGAGCGAATGAGCAAACACAAGTCCCCCGATTTCCTCATTATAGACTCTGTACAGTACCTGCGTGTAGATAAAGAAGATTATAAAAAACTCAAACGGCTAATGAAAGAACGCAACAAAGCACTTATACTCATTAGCCAAGCTACAGGCAAAGAACCCAAAGGCGAACTTGCCGACTTTGCCCGTTACGATGTAGATATGAAAATACGCGTAGAAGGATACAAAGCCTTTGCTGAAGGAAGACTTAACGGAGGCGGACAACCCTTTGTAATATACCCCAAAAAAGCAGCCGAATATTGGGGAGATATAGATAACTGATAATTCAAAATTCAAACAATATGCAACCCTTTTCATACACCCTCGCCCAGCATTTAGAGCTCACCTACCTTGAGTACGAAGCCCTACGCCAGTACTATTTTGAAAAATGGTGCAAACTTATAGTCCGTACCCAACCTTTAAAATGCTTTATCACTAACGATCACCTGCTGAATTGGTATGCCGAGCAGTGGTATATACAAGTAGAACGCCCCATAGAGCAACTTTACAGCGATGCCCTATCCTTATACACCCCCGAAGATATACACCTACTCATACTCATTTATGCCGAAAATATCCTGCAATACTATCCCAGTATATTACTCAAAAAAATAACTGCCCGTGCGGCTCGAAGCGAACACCAAGCGAAGATAAACCGAAGATAAACCGAACACAAGATGAGAATAGAACCTAACGAAATCAGCGACTACGACTACATCAATCGCAAGCTTAGAGAGCACGCCCAAGAGCTCCTCAAAACCGCCAAAAAACAAAACCGCCCCACACGATACCTCCCCCAAGGCATCAGCGGCAATAATGTAACTTGGTGGGCAGACCTCAAACAATACGGTAAACTAATAACAAAATAACAATGAAAAATAGATTTTTAGCATACACAGAAGCCCTTGCCCTCGACACTTTTTTACAAATACTCACTTTCGAGCAACGGCTACAGACCTGCCAATACCGCGCAGGACACACCGACAAAGTACCAGCCTTAGTGCAGAAGCTACAAGACTGGACAGAGCGAAAGCGCTGGCAACCTCCAGCCTTTCGCTACGAGCCCGAAACCCTTGAACTCCTATGGCAAGACAGCACCGCCCAATGGCTACCCTTAGCCGTACACCCCCTATACCAAGCCGAAGTAAATGGAAAATAACAAATAACAATTATCAATTATGACAGTAGATTTAACACACCTTACAGCCGACGAACTCAAAGCAGAATTACAACGCCGCGAGCAAGTCCAAAACGAAAACCGACAAGCCTATAAAGCCCTCGTAAATGAAAGCATACCACAAATCATCGGTAAACTGCAAACCTATTCAGAGCAAATGGCAGAAGTAAAGCTCCACACCTTTGAAGCCCTCAAAATCTTGTTAGACACCAAAAACGAAGTCTACGAGGTCAAGGGCGACCAGCAAAGCCACACCTTCACCGATGAGCACGGCAACACCATTACCTATGGCTTCCGCGTCATTGACAATTGGGACGACACCGTTAATGCAGGCATCGAAAAAGTCCGCGACTTTATAGCTTCACTTGCCAAAGACGACAATAGTGCCCGACTTGTGAATGTCATCAACCGCCTATTAAAAAAGGATGCAAAAGGAAACCTAAAAGCCTCACGTGTACTTGAGCTAACAAAGCTCGCTCAAGAGTTTAATAGCCCCGCTTTCACCGATGCTGTAAGCATCATTGCCCAATCTTATAGACCACAGCGTTCCGCCTTTTACATCGAAGCTAACACCATTGACGAGCAAGGCAAAAAATGCAATATCCCCCTATCGCTCTCATCGGTGGACTTTCCCCCTGGTACTGACATTAAACACCTTTTCCCTGTACACCAAAAGTACGAAGAGCAAGCCACCGCATAACAACACTTTTAGCTATCTCGGTAGCTAAAATAAGCTCCTCCGCCCTTAGTTCGGTCGCTGGCACTAAGGGGACGCCCATAGGAGATCCACTAAGGCGAGGAGCTATTTTAAACAATATTTAAACACCATTTAAAATGAAAAAAGCACTTATATTTTTAGGACTATCTTTACTATTTTTCTCTTGTGGAAAAAAGAACAATGAACAAACAAACAAAACAGAGGTTATTACAGGGTTTGTAGTAGACAAAGAAATGATAACAGCCCATACAACCTTCCACTTTGTTGGAAAAGTACGCACAAGCACCTATCACCCCGCAAAATATTATATGTATGTTGCCAACAAAGAAGGTACTAACAAAATAACAATATACGAAAACGACTACAAAGAGTATAACGTAGGCGACTATGTAGAAGTAACAGTTAAAAATGAATAATATGCCCACAATTAAACCTCATCAGATTCGTATCCTTCAAAGCCTTTTAGGCAAACGCTTTAAGGACAGAGAAGCCCGCCTACACTTTGTATGCAGCTTTGTAGGGCGAGAGCTCCCCAGCACCAAAAACCTAACAGAAGACGAGTTTTTTGCCCTCGCCCAGCACCTTGGTTACCATTTCGAGATGCACGCTTACTTTAATATCGAAAACAAGCAACACCTAAAGCTATTAGCCCTATGCCACGAGCTCGGTTGGCGCAATACAGCCAACCCAAAATATGCAGATATAACACGCCTTGGTAAATGGTTTTGTAGTAGCAAAAACCCCTTCAAAAAAAATCTCCAAAACCTCACCCCCAGTGAAGTAGGCAAGGTCAATAACATATTCGAGAAAATGAACGAGCAACGCTATGAAAGAAGTTAGAAAAATAGCCAATGAGAAAATTAGCCAATTAATAGCCAGTGTGGTTCACACCTGCCCCCACAAGCATAAAGAGCTCCGAACCCTTGCTCACTATGTTACAGTAGAAGTAACCGCCCTATTTTGCACTAACTGCGGTAAGCAATTAACAAAAGAAGAGTGGAATGTATAAACAAGTAAATTACTAAAACAATTACAATATGAACGACAAGGTAAAAGAAAAAATTACAAAAGTCTACGAACTCGTAAAACGAGGAATAGCAGGAGAACAGCAATCAGCAGAAAAAATGCTAAAAAAACTACTTGAGAAGTACAACATTTCAGAAGACGAACTTAATAGTATAGACGAAAAAAAATACTACTTCAAGTATGCTTCTAACTTAGATGAGTGGTTACTTATACAACTAATCGAATACTTTTTCAAAGAGAAAAATTATAAAATCTATCGCATTAAAGATAGTGGTGTAAAAGAGATAGCAATACAGATGCCCTACTTAGATTGGGTAACATTAGATAGTGCTTATGGCTATTTCAAACCACATCTAAACCAACAATGGCGCCAACACGGCTTACCGATAGTGAATCGTTGCCGAACTACTAAAACTAAAAATAAACGCCGTGAGGCAATGCAAGCAAGCTTTTTTTCGGTATACATAATTCGTTCAGGTATTTATCACCCATCACAAAAGAGCTCTTGTCGCCTTAGTGAGGAAGAAATAAAAAGGCGAACTATCCTTTACGGAGTTGAAGGCGGTAAATACAACCAACAAGTAACCACAGGTCTATATTTAGAATAACCCTTTAAACGCCATTTAACAATGAAACTCATAGACCTTTTTAGTGGTATTGGTGGCTTTGCTCTCGGCTTTCAACGAGCAGGCTACGAATTTACAGAGCACTATTTTTCAGAGATAGACAAAAGCGCAATAGCTAATTATAAAAACAACTTTCCAAATGCCAAATACATCGGAGATATTACCTCTGTTCACGGAGGAGACTTTACAGATATTGACATTATCACTTTCGGATCGCCTTGTCAAGATTTCAGCCTTGCTGGAAAACGTACCGGACTCGCAGGCGCAAAAAGTAGCCTTATCGAGTACGCAATTGCCCTCATTACTTGCGTCCAACCAAGTGTATTTATCTGGGAAAACGTTAAAGGAGCATTCTCCTCAAATGCTCGCGCAGACTTTTGGGCAATTCTCAAAGCGTTTGCCAACATTGGGGGCTATCGACTTGAATGGCAATTGCTTAATACAAGCTGGGTACTCCCCCAAAATAGAGAGCGAATATACCTTGTCGGACATCTTGCAGGACGAAGTATCCCAGGAATATTTCCTATCCGAGAAGATGATTGCGTTTTTGCAACAAAAACGCAAAGTCAATCACAAGCCCAAATTAGTACCACAATCAAAGCCAATGGCAATATGAATGCAGATGATACTTACATTATACCTAAAAAAGCTGCCACACTAACCGCAGGCGGAAAGTCAGGAGGATTACATAGTGATATGACAGTGATACAACTTAATCTTTCCACTGAGTCTAATGGTAGGCAACCTTACCAACAAAACAGGGTATATGATGAAAGAGGAATATCACCTGCCCTAACAAGAAATAATTCTGATTTTATTATTAAACAACGTCCACGAGGCAAAAACAAAGGTGCTGAACTTACTACTTGCCCTACTATATCGAGCAACGCCTTTCAAGAAAATAACCTACTGTGTGGCATACGTCGCCTCACTGAAATAGAATGCGAACGCCTGCAAGGCTTTCCAGACAACTGGACACAATATGGCAACTACAACGGTAGAAAAAGGCGCATTTCAAAAACAAAACGTTACAAACTCATCGGCAATGCCGTAACCGTAGACATTGTAGAATTAATAGCAAAACGATTAAATCTTATATTACAATGAAAATCTCCCTTACCTTATCACGAGAACAAGCCGAAGTCCTTGCCCGAGTTGCCTTTATTGATAAGCCCATTTTCAACAACAGAGAACAGCGAGTACATTATAGTCTAATGAGAGAAATCACCGTAAAGGCTACTCGTTTTTATATGGGCTTCACAACGCAAAAATACCGAAAGTTTTGGCTTAAGGCTTATGAGGCCGATCTTCTTGAAAAGTTTATTGACCACACTTTAAAAGTGGTAGAATATGGAACCTATGAGCGGCAAACACTTTTTCAAATAATGTATGAAATAGACGAACAATTAGCATAGATATGGAAACAACCTATATTTTTAAATCGAAAAACACCAGTATTGAGTATTTGTTTAAATATGATTTAGAGGGAAACCTAACTACTTTACAGAGTACAGGAGAGCCCCCAACAAACGAACAGTGGCATTGGCTTGTGCGCTACTTTCCCTATAATGAAGAGCGTATTGCTATATTAGCAAGCGACGCCAACCTCCGAAAGTACTTCAGCATTGAGAAGACGCCGGCCTCAGTAACCTTTGAAGACTTTTGGAACGAATACGGTAAAATCGGCACTAAGGCAGTTGCCAAACGCAAGTTCGACAAGCTCAAGCCCGAAGAGGTTATCGCCGCCTTCATAGGAATTGACAAAGAAAAGTCTAAAAAGAAACTTGACGGTACTGCAATGCCCTACGCCGAGACCTACCTAAACCAAAAGCGATGGGAGGTGTGAGCCACACGGGCAACAAGCAATGAAAAACGAGCCAATTAGCACTATTATATTTGCTAATTGGCTCGTTTGCTAATTTGTATATTTAGTAATTATATCGTACTTTTGCACTATAAAATCATTCCTTAAAAGCAATGCCTCTAAAAACACCCCATAAAAAGCAGGGTTACCAGCGTAACCAACTCCTCCGCTATAAAGCTGTAATGGACGAGTTCAACCGCCACGACTATCGCTATATGCCTATCTCGGTAATATGGCGTGAGTTTATATACCCTAAGTTCTTTATATCACGAGGTACCCTCTACAAAATTCTAAGCATAGATGTAGACAATGAATTACAAGCCTATGCCTAATTACCTGTGCAACTCGCACTAACAATTCTGCACTTCACAACTGTAATACACTTCATATTCCTGCACTCCATCATCACGCAGCGTTCTGCTCTGCGAACTTCTAATAAGTGCTGAAACATTAGGTAGCAACGACACCCCGTGTAGCTGCTGATGTATCTTTTCTATAATACCCCATATTGCCCATACCTCTTCTTTTTGTCTCCTTGGGGCCTGCATACTGCTATTACTAAGCCTCATATTAGCAATGGTTATCTTTATAGATACCTGCCCTATTTGTCGTTGTACAGGCTTCTTGCTCATATCCCTACCAAGGTTGGTAAACTGCACCTGCTGCACATCAATCAGTGCGCAAGGGAATTGCACTGGCATATTAGGGCTGTAATAATCTAACTGCCCCCAATTCTCATCAATGTATTTAAGCTCTGCAATCTCGCTTACTTGCTGTTGTATTTTCTCTAATAATGCTTTCATTGGTGTATGCTATTTAATGCTTCTTTTATATTGAAATCTACTATTTCGGCTACCATACGTTTTACTTCAGTATGATTGCCTATAAATTGCCGTTTGGGTATTTTTAGTTTGTCGCCTACCTTTTTTAAGGCAAGGGCTTTCCAGTGCTCTGCTTCTACCGAAAAAGCCTTTTGTGTTGCCCCTTTGCGCCCTTTGGCTGCCCCAATGGCTTTGTAATACATTGCCCAAAAATAACGCTTCATTTTAGCCGTTATTTCCACCTCACCGCCATTGTTTTGAATATCGGCATAAGGCACCGAGCTTGTCCAGCGTACGGTAGTGCCTTCAATGTTGCTACGGATAGAGCGGCGCAAGGTACCTGTGCGCATCATTAGCGAGCCACGCCTATTGGGTATAAGGGTATTAGCCCACTTATCATCAAAGAATGCCTTACGCTCAAAATTGCGGTCAAACGCTTCTGTGAGCTTCACTTTGGTATCCGTTAAGATGTGATTTAAAAAGTCTTTAAACTCCATTTAAAAAAAGTTTTGTGTTTATTTGCTTGTTGTTTTGTTTTTATTTTGTACTTTTGTTGCCTAAAATACATTTTACTATGGACTTACTAAATAAATATCTCAGCAAACGTGATTACTCAGGAAGTGAGGAGGATATTTACGCCCAAGATATAGAAACCTTCTATAACTTCTCTCTACTTCATAATGAGGAAGGTCGCTTTTTAGCTCTTTTAAAGAAAGCCGATAAAGAACAAAAAAGAATTACTTATGCTACAGAACAAGATGTTTTGTGTAGTGATATTTTTGTTCACCAACTTACTCTGGTATAAAACTTCTAATCATTTGTATAGTATCTTGATATAAATCAGGCATAACCTCCCTAAAAACTTCATTACCTGCAAAGGTATTTTCAAAAGCGTGTGCAATAAACTCAGCTTCCTTCATTCCATCTATACTAAAATATCTTCTTGAGTGTCCTGAACCAAAATTACTATTCAAGGACATAAGTGTATCACTACAAGCCCCTATTTGTTCCATTAAATTATGGTTATTCTCTCTCTGAGCTTCTCTCATTTTTTCATTGAGATTTCTCTGAATTTCTAAGTATCCTTTATTTCTATCTTCAGCAAAGATATTACGATGTTTATCCATCACATTTTTTACTCTACTGTCTTGTCTCATTCCTATATGAGTATCAATAGCGTGTCCAAATTCGTGATAAACTACCGCTTCTGCATACCAGTTGCTTTCTCGTCTTCTACTATCAATTGGTATTTTCACAAAATTACTTGTTGGTGAATAATAGGCTCCACTCATAGCTCTATATCCTATAGGCTCTCTAAAATACAAAGGTGTTTCTCTTGTTAAGCCCTCAAAAATACTCCTATTAACTGTTATATTTAACTGACTTTCATAAGTAGGAATATTAGTAGGTGTATATTCGGGTTCTTGCCTTTGTTGCATATTGTTTAACACCTGCTGTGCCTGCCCAGCCCCTACTACTTGGGTATAGGTATTAGTGGGTGGAAATACATTCTTTTCCTGCCCTGGGTTAAAGCGAAACATCTCCAATTTATTCTTACCGCTCTTTCCTATCTGGGTAGTAGCTTCCTCGCCTGCCTTTTTGGCAGTTTCGGGGTTGCTTTTGGTGTTTTCACGTGCCAAGACTTCCACAGCGGTACAGCGACAACGCCAGCCGTTGGGTGGGTAGTATTCTGTCCAAAAGGCGTCGTCTTTGGGCAAACAGATTCCTGCCAAAGCCGCGTGGCTTTGCCTTACACGCTCATCACCTGCGGTGCGATATTCTAACCAATACCTGCTTGTATCCTCTTGGAGGTTTGCCCAGTTAGCCGCACTTTGTGCACTTTGAACGGCAAATTGGTACTCGGCTTCTAAGTAGTTACGGTTGTAGGTATTGTTGAGCTTTAGTATCTCCTGCTCAAACTGATAATAAGGGCGCACATTGCCTTGCTCATCTTTGAGTTTGCTACGGGCTTCGGTAAGTTGGGTATGGGTTTTGAGCCCTGAAAAGATAAATACATCTTTCTCTAAATAGGTTCTCATCTCATCGGGCACTTCGTGAGGGATAGCGGTGTTAAACACTTCGGCAGTAGCCGTGATAAGGTCGCGGTAGGCTTTGTATTTCGTTAAGTCTTCGGGTTTGTAGGTGCCTTTTTTATGCAAATAGTCAAAGGCTTTTTTAGCTACTTTGGTTACATCTATCTCCCCTCCCTTTTGGGGAGGGGTAGGGGGAGAGGATAGCTGTGCCTCTTGGCACGCCTCACAATCGCAGGGCGCGTATTGTAGGATTAGACTTTGGTGCATAGCCCCGAAATAGCGGTGAGCCACCGCGGGCATAATTTCGGGGCTTAGTCGAAAAAATCTAAGGTGAGCTTTTGAGGTGTGGTAGGGGCTTTTTGCCCTGTAACCTCAATGCCGAACTTTTCTTTGAGCCACTCATCAGAGACCTCTTTATAAGGCAGTATTTCCTTAGTGCGTGTCCACAGTTCGCCCAAGTCCTCTGCTTGGTCATACACGAGCGATAAGCCCTCTTCGGGGAGTACCCCAATGGCGTACAGAGCAGGTAGTACTTTATCGTTCATATACTGCTCTACCATTGTTTGGTCGGCATCGACAAGGGCTTGTAGCATATCTTGTGAGCTTACTTCTTTGCCTTTGCTGCCGTACTTTGTATCTTGCCCGATGATAGCCCCCGAAATGAGCAACGAAATATTATCACGGCACAGTTTTATGAGTCCGTTATACACTTCTCCTGTAGCGGGTACCCCATTGGTTGCCCACTCGAATTGCTCGGTTTCGTCAATGATAAACCAAGCAGCAGCACCCATATCGGTCATCATCTTCTCGGCACGTGCAAGGGCTTGGCGGTCGCGGGTGTTTGTCTTCATTACGCGGGGAGGTATGCCATATATCTCGCATAACTCCGACCAGCAGCTTTGGGCAAAACGACTGAAAAGTATATGCGGTATTGCCTGATTGATAAGCCCTAAGTCACCCGCCTTGCCAAAGTCTAACAACCACGTGCCGTACTCAGAGGCATTTATATAGTCTAAGCCCTTATCATCGGTGTAGTCTTTTAGAATAATACCCTTTTGCGGTATCACGTTTTGGCGGGGTACTAAAGCTACTTCTACATCCGAAAAAGGCACCTCATTACTGCCCGCAGGTGCTACCTGCCGATTGAGCTCTATAAGGGTATAGCCAAAGTACTCGCTGTCTAAAATGTGGCTTATAATCTCATTAAACCACACGGACTTTTGTAATGCTTTGGTTAGCTCCTCGTGTGTCTCGCCATTAGCCTTCTGTATGCTGAAGTTAGCCGAGATAGTCTTTAGCTTTCGGTTCTTTATTTGTGAGGTAGTATGCGCGTCAAGCATCATATCACGCACGAGATTGTAGTAGGGGAACGTTTTGGGGTTCTCTACGTTCTCTACCATTGCCACTGCATTTTTCCACGTAAGTACATCAGCACGGGTGCGCGCCATTGCCTTGGGAACGATATTGCGGGTAGGTTGCAAGGTGTTTTTCCCCGCCCTTGTTTTCTTATAGTTCTTATAGGGTTTCATTACTTGTATTTTCCTTTAATGTTAATACCTTTTTCGGTGATTAGTAACACTTCGGCACTAAAGCCGTCTGCTTCTAATTGGATGCGTATATGCCTATCAAGGGCGCGGGTAATACTGCCATTCTGTGCTTGCTGAATATTACAGCCCGTAATAGGCGACTCCTTCCACTCTCCTTGCTTGGAGAGCAAAAGGAACTCCACGTGTTGGGCGGTACTTTCATTAGCGACAAAGTCGCCCCCTACGACCTCCAAATCATATTCAGTTGTTACGGTTATATCTTTCATAATAATTGCCTATGGGTGTCCCCGTTTATTCGTGATTGTATTTTTTACGAGAACCATATACAAAAGGGGTTATTTGCTTTTCTGTTTCCTCTGTACGAGGCACAATAGGCAGCGAACTGATATTCACCTCACCCTTAGCAAGCCTTTTAAGGTACTCTATTGCTCTATCGTAACGTTCTTTGGCGTGGTCATAGATAATATCAGCATTGCACAGATCTACAATATACCACTTCGCTACCGATAGGCAAAGACTCACCACAAGAGCGTTTCTTTCCTCTCCACGCTTGGCAAAGATAGCCTCCGTATCGTATCGAGGGCGACCATCCAAATACTCTTTTTTGTCATTGGTGTAGAAGTAAGATTTTACCTCCTGCTCGGCAGTATCTAATGCCTGCAGTACTATACTCTCGTCTCCTTGGGTTATCTGCTCCACTTGGTAGGAGTAGATATTATTCTTTAAATCTTCTTTTACTAAAAACATATCAATAATGGTTATTAACTCTCGCCCCAAAAGCGTATTGGTTGCTACTTTGCCTATTGCGACCTATGAGCCATTTAAAAGCACCGTGCACAGCATCAGGTCCATCATCGTGAGCACCCGAACCCTTTTCAAAGGCTAAAAACTGGTCAATAAGCACCTGCATATCCGCGTTTTTCTGTTCACTATTGAACCATACATTTTTGCGCTCAAAATAGCCTGCAAGGCTCTCTATACGGTCGAACTTATCAGCTTTGCTGCGTTTGTCGGCTACGATAGGGATATAATACCCCCGTTTGTCGCCCTCTTGGTCAAAGTCGCTTACAAACTCGTCCATCGCAAAAAGCCCCTCAATCATATAACGGATATTGTAGCGGTCTAAGCGATACTTCTCATACTGGTCATACAGCCATTTAGCACAATGCGCACGGCTTTTTTGCTGCATATAGCACAGCAGTATATGAAACTCTTTACCTATATTACCCACTAAAATCAAGGCTTTGTAGTCCGCATTTTCCTTATACGACAAGTCCCCATAGAAGCACAAATTATCATACTTGCTCAGCGGCAGTGCCTTTTTATACTGAATATCCTCGTACTTAAAGATAGCCCCATCTTCAATATGTGTGTGCATATACTCGCGCATAAACGAGCGGTAAGGCATACTCTTAAACTTATTACGCCAGTACTCTGCCGAAGTCTTCTCAGGCCATTCAGGGGTAAAGTCCTGCAAGTTTTTCACCGCACACACCGTAAGTATTTTAAACTCCGTTTGCGGGCTATCCTCATAACTACCCTCCTCTTTAGGGGTGCTTATTACCTCATTAAAATAAGTTTTAAGCCGGTTCGTGATTGAGTTTTTGTGGAAGTTGTTATTGGCAAATACAAAGCGTTCAGTAGCGTTGTCCTCACTGTCAAAACACCCCCATACATCTTCCGTAATATAATCTACACTTTCCCGCATAATACGGTCATTGTGGATAGACTTCTTGCTATCCACATCATCTACCACTATATAGTCGGGGCGTTCTGCTTGCTCTCGTGCCCCTCGCGGGTTCTGCCCAAAACCAAGCGACATAAATCGCACCCCGTCATTAGTAACGAATGATCCGTCCGACCAGTCCCCCGCCGATGCCCGCTTCCCGTAATCATTCTGCAAGCGGTTGTTGTGTTCCAGCTGTGCCTGTATGCCCGACAGCAGTTTCTTAGCCTTAGGTTCAGTCTCCCCCACCAAAAGCATAAAACGCAAATCACCCTTAGCAAAGTATAAGTACAGCGGTATCCCCATATCTATATGCACCGACTTCCCCGCGGAGCGGTACATCTCGGCAAGCAAGCGCAGTCGCTTATTATCTACTATCAGCTTAGCCAACTTAGCGTGAAACCACGCACACTTCTGTTTGGCATAGTTAGGAAAATAGTACTCAAACCAGCGCACATAATCACCCTCCAAGTTCTTAATACGAGCCGCTTTTTCTTTGGCTGTTTCGTGTATATTTACCGAAGTAGCCTTAGCAATCAGCAGGCAATGTTTGTCGTAATCAGCTAAGAGTTTAGCGTATATCTTATCGTTCTTGCTCATTTTTTACTTTTAGTTGTAAGAATTGTTTGTGATACTTGGTACATTGAGCGGCAAAGCCCGCATCCTGTTGTGATATAAACATATCCAGCTCTTTCAGCACTTTATATACAGTAGTAGGGTCTGCCTGCGTTTCGCACCTATCCAATGCTGCCATTAGTTTACCTACATCAGATGCCGAAAAAGTAGGCTCTTGTCCATTCATTACCCTAATAGTCTCGGCTTGTAGCTTCTGTTTGATAATAGTAGGCGAGGCGTGGAAGTTCAGACGCTTGTCCTCCCAATCGTACTTCTTTACCCACTCGCCAATAGTAGCAGGGCGTACTCCGTAGAGCTCCGCCACTTCTGCTTGGGTAACCTCAATATTTTCAATGTAATATTGTTCAGCCTTAATACGTGTTTGTTCTTTTGTTTTTGCCATTTTTTTGTGGCAAAATTCCTACAAATAAGGCAATTAGAAAACAAGTTGTTCAGTCCTTGAACAACTTTGTTCAAAGGGTGAACAAAACTGTTCAGTCCTTAAACAACTATTTGCATACCCAACAGAAGCTCACGAATTTTGCCCCGAAAATGATTAACAAAAAATGAAAGCCTATGCCTAAATTTATATTGAACGATGAAGCAGTGGTCAATTCGCACGGCTTTCGGATACTTACCGCAGGAATTGACCTAACACGCTTCAAACTCAATCCTGTAATGCTTGACGGACACATTCGTAGTAATCAGACCGTAATAGGAAGCTGGAAAGACATTACCATTGAAGAGGGTAAACTTTTTGCTGAACCTTTGTTTGATATGGAAGACGAAAATGCTAAACTCATAGCAGGAAAGGTTGAGCGCGGGATTATCAAAGGGGCGAGTATGGGAATATATTTTTCAGAAAAGGATTTATCATATAAAGATAATGTGGTAACCCTTACAAAGTGTATCCTTGCTGAAGTCTCTATAGTAGCCGTACCGAGTAATGCTAACGCCTTGCGTCTACATATGGACGGCAAAGAACTTACCGAAAAAGAAATAAATGAGCTATGCCTATCATTGGCAAATACAACAATTAACACTGATAACAATATGAAGTTACAACTTACACAATTAGCCTTAGTAGCTTTAGGTATGAGCACCAGCACTAAGGAACTATCAGCAGACGAAATAGAGTCTGCTATCTTGGCACTTTCTAAAACACGAGACGAACTGAAAGAAAAACTCACCCTTTCAGAAGAGCAGCTTAATGCTTTTGTAAATAAAGAAAAAGCACAAAAAGCAGCCCTTACTGTCCAAATGCTTGACGAGGCAGTAAAAAGCGGTAAAATCACCGCTGATAAACGACAAACCTTTGCTGATTTAGCGGCTAAAGATTTTGAGTTAGCAAAAGCTACATTGGAGGCTTTGCCTGCTAAAAAGAACTTTAGCACAGGAGTAACTACACCTGCAGGAACTACTGGCGTAGCTACTATGGATGACTTTCAAAAACTCTCCTTAGATGAGAAATTGTCTTTCAAAAACAGCAACCCAGAAGCCTACCAAAAATTAGTAGCTTCTATTTAAAATCGTAGCACAGCAAGCAATTTAAATGATATTTAAAAAACTTTTAAAACAGAATTAACTATGGCAATGAATTTTCCAGAAATATGGGAGGCACGCGTACGACAAACCCTTTCACAAGGAGCCG